CTAAATTTTGTACAATATTAGTAGATGAATAAGAACTTCCAGTTGCTACTGCGTCTTGTACTTCTCCATCTGCAGCCATAAGTGTTGTGAATCCGTCAAACTCTCCAGCTCCGTCTACACCACCCCATATAGTTTGCTCAGTCTTCTCAGCAATCTTAGATGCTACGTGTCCGATTAAGAAATCAGAAAACTTTGGAGGCATATTGTCATAAGCTGAATAACCCATTTGTACCGCTTCCCAGTCATTTCTAAAGTCTTTCTTACATAATTGTAGGTTTACTTGGAATTCTTTTGGCTGGAGGATTCTCTCAGTCAAAGTCAATACGTCCGCAGACAAATCGAAATCACAAGTTGCGTCAGCGATTAGGTCTGTCGTTGCTACCTTCTTAATTACTTCTTTAAATTTTACGTTTGGCTTTACAGTAATAGCGCCTTCACTCAATGTTTTACCACTCAATAAAGCTGCTGCAATGTAATTACCAGCAAACTCTCCAGCATAGGTTGTTGCTAAACTGTTGAGAGAGTTATCTACGTCTGCTAAATCTACTCTTCTTTTCATTTTTATTTATTTAATTGTTTCAACACTCTATCTAGAGTTGTTTCTGGTTTATTTTGTGAGAATTTAATCTCTTGTTTTTTACTTTTGTTTCTTTCTGGACTATGCTTGAAAGTACGAGACATTTCTTCTTTCTTCTCTTCTTTCTTTTCTTCTGGCTTTTTGTCCTCGAACTTAGCTTTTAATTTTCTAAGCTCTTCTTTTACCTCTTCAATAGCTGGAGCAATTACTTCAACTACTGCTTCTACAATCGCTTCCACTTCTGGAGCAACTTCTGCTGGTACTTCAGTTTCAATTACTTCTTCCTCAGCTTCTACCTCGACTTCTTCCGATGGAGCTTCCTCTACCGCTTCTCCGATAGAAGCAATAACGCCTTCTTCCTCTACAACTAGAGAACGTCCATCCTCTAACTTGTACTCTCCGATAGGTAACGCTACCTTTTCATCTTCAGTCTTAATAAAAACAGACGAACCAGCCTCAAAACTTTCTGCTTCTAACACAGTACCATTGTCTAGCTTCATCTCTGCTAAGTTTACACTAGCATTCAATAGAGCTTTGATTTTTGATAACATTTCTGTCGTTTTCATATTGATTATTAATTATTGATTTATAATAAGTTTAAATCTCCAGCCGTATTTAAAATAGTAGCCGTTAATTTATTTTCAAAGTTACTTTGATTTATTGCTTGTAGTATCTCATTGTAGTTTGGTAACACGTCTTCTGGATTCAAACCTAAATCTTCAGCGGTTTTTTGTAGCTCTGCTAAAGACTCTTTTATAATTGACTGATGCATATCAAATCTTTCGATGTACAAATCCATTTCTCGCCATTGACCTTCGAATTCTTGTTTTAATATATCAACTTGTCCTTTAGCCGTTTCATAATTATTCGCTACTGAGTCTAATCTACGAATGTCTGTATCAAAATCAACTATATCCTCTTCTAGTAAGTCGTAAGAGTATAAAACATCATCAACCATTGACAACTTCACTCTGTTTACTTCTTTACTTAAAGCTTCGTATACTTTTTTCTTTGTGTTCATATCAATATTATATTAAAATCCGTGTCTTTCTTTAAAATCGTATGCGTTCTGCACGTTTTCTGATAAATTTCTTGCGTTAAAGTTTAACATTTGTTCTATACTAGAATAGTCTGATACTAACTCTTCTGGAGATAAACCTAAATCATTAGCCTTTTCTCTTAAAACGTCTAACATTATACCTATTTCTTCTTGTAATGCTATAACAAATTCTTGTTCGTACTCAAAATCTTCAATCTTGTCATACAATACATATGTTAATTTATCAATTTCAACGTAAGTATTTCCTAGTGCTGAGTCTTCTATTTCTAAATTATCCATATAAGACTTTAATTCTTCTGCTTTAATTGATATATCGTTCACTAAAGACAATTCTACTTTCTTTACGTCCTTTGACAAAGCTTCGTATACTTTTCTTTTAGTATTCATACTATTATAACGTGTTTAATTAATATTTTGCATTTTCGTTTAATTAGCGTCTTCACAAGTCTCACAATCATTGTAAGCAACAGACGCACTATTTATATGTATTCCTTCTGCGTGACTCGCTTCTAATACAGTATAACATTCATTATGATTATTTTCTAAAGTTAAATAATATGTCTTGCCTACTTCTAGTTCAATGTCGTGCATATGAACGTGATGATTATGACCATCGCCACAAGACTGTACATAGTACCCATACCATACTCCACTTAAAACCTCTCCGCTTGTTCTTCCTATTCCTTGCGCCCACAAACTTCCATCGCAACAATCTACGTGATAAGTGTTAGAGTCTTTACACAAACAACCTCTCTTTGCGTTTTTAGGACTTGTTCTACTAGGTGTTTTCTCATTTCTTTTCATTGTCTAGCTTGTCTAGTTTATTGATAGCCCACTCTACTCCAGAAGTTCCTCCCCAAGCGTCCCACATAATTCCACCGCATCCTTCTGAGTAAGGAACGTCTTTATTCTGTTGATGTCTTTTAAATGACGCCATTCTAGAAATTGTATCTCTGCTTATTTTTTCTCGCCTCGCTAATTGTCCAGCTCTTGTCCAGCCTACTTGTGTGCCGCAGCTACTTCCGTTTTTCTTCTTCCACTCTAACGCTCTCTTTGCGTTGTTTGTAGCGCTTTGAGGGTAATCATTGTATGACTCTAATTCTACTTCCGACTGGAGTATCATTTCCTTTATTTTTAATAGCTCCATTCCAGCCTCAATCTCTTTACTTAGCTCTTCTTTCTTAGAACGCTCAACAAAGTATCCCTCAATACTGAAACCTCTTACCTTACCGCTTTTAACGTACTCTTGCCACACTTCTTCGTTAGTTACTTTCATAGTACCTACCCACGTTCCGACTGGCAAATCCATATCGTATACTTGACTCTTGTCTTTTACCTCGTCTTCAACTATCCAGCTCTCAACAAGACTTAATCCAGATAACTCGAACTTATGCTCAAACGTAGAATTGTTTTGATTACCATTCATCAAAAACATTTCAGAAGCCTTACGTACAGTTTCTTTAGAAAAATGAATATAATACTCATCCTCGCCATCCTTTCGGTATATCATCTTATTTGGAACAAGTAACGCTCCAGTCAATAACCGCTTATCTGTATCTACTTCTGCTAGTTTATACTCTTTTTGTTTATTAAGTGCGACAAAGTTCTCTTCTATCGCTGGGTATTCTACTATACTTATAGCGTCTATTCCAGCAAATAAACTGTCGTCTTCTTCCTCTATTACTAGTTCTACGATTCTCATATTATAATAACGTATTAAGTTTGTTTTTTGTGTTTATAGTGTAGCTCCTTCTACAATGTTGTTTTCTAGACTCTGCGCAGTGGTTACGTCATTTGCAACTACATAGGCTTGTATTGGTTGTTGTGTTTGACTTCCTACTGCTTCGGCTAATTGACTTGTTTCTGTAGCACCAACTATATTAAAACTAGGAGCTTGTGGTGTAGCCGCTGCTCCTCCAACTGATGGCACTGAAGCTCCTCCTCCTCCGCTAGATTTAGGTATTTTAGTAGATATAATTTTTTTAACATTAGCAAAACCTACAGCACCAGTTGCAATCGCTTGTGCAATAGCATAGCCCGGTATTGCTTTTGTTGAAAACGCTCTTAACTGTCCAGCAATAGCTGAATAAGTATTAATTAAAGATGATGCAACTGCCATAGCCTTACCAGCCGCAGTTTCTTTACCTATAATCCCACTAACATCTGATAACGCACTTGCATAGCCCATCATAGCAGTCTGCTTAGCTTCAAACTCTGCATCTGTTATAGCTACACTAGCATCTGAATATTGTTTTAATAACTCATTCTTTTGTTCTGTAGATAATAACTCATCTCCTTTAATAGCATCTCTCCTTTGCTTTAATACTTCTCTCTGCTCGTCGAAAGTCATAGTATCAAACTCATTTTCTAGCTCTAACTGTGCTACCTTTTCTTCTTGTTTTTTAAGAAGCTTAGCTTTATCCTCTTCGTCAAACTTATCTTGTAATTCTTGTTCTTTAGTACGTTGTGCTTCTTTCAACGCAGCCGTGTCTTCTCCGTATAAATCAGCTAGTCTTATAAGTTCAGCATAATGCTCTTGTATTTTTCTTCTTTCTTCTGCTCTTCTCTCTGCCTCTGTGTCTATCTCCCCTTGTCTTATCTTCTCTAGAGCCTCAGCCTTTTTCTTAGCCTCATCTATTTCTTTTTGGTCTGCTTCTTTTTGCTTTGCCTCTCTCTCTTTTTTGTCTTGTAATATAAAGCCGTCACGCTTGTTTTTTAGTTTTCTTAATTGCTCCTCTGTTTTCTCTATTGCTGCGTCTCCCTCTTCTGCTACTTCTTCTGGGTCAAACACCATCTCAGCAATACCAGTCACAAAGCCTTCAGCAAGGTTTGTTTTCTCTTCTATTATTCCTAAAGACTTAAGTCCAGCAGATGCCGCATCTATTAACGACAAAGCAGCTACTATAGGCGCAGATATAAGCGTAATGAATCCCATCATTATACTTTTGTTTCTCTCAGCCGCAGCAACTTGACTAGCTTTTATTTGTTTCTCTTGTTCTAGCTGAGCCTCTAATGCAGCTATAGTCTCGTTTGTTTGCTGAATCTTTAAGTCTCTTATTTCTTTCTCAGTCTTTCCTTGTAGTTTAAGAGTATTCTCCATTTGACTAGTTATAGCCGACTGTTGTTCTGCTTGTGCTACTGACTCTTTTTGTATATCTAGAGACTCTTGTTGCTCTCTGCTTACTCCGTTTACTAAGCCTTTTATGTCTTCCCAATATGCTACAATCAAGCCTAACGCTACTACGATAGCTCCTACTCCAGTCGCCAACAACGCACCTCTTACACCCTTAAGACTTTTTGCAAATCCTTTAGCGCCTTTAATTGCTCCAGAAATACTACCAGCTAAATCCTTTACTTTACCAGCATATCCACCAGTAAGTTGGTCTAATACTTCAAACCCTTCTCTGTTTCTATCTCCTGTTTCTGATAGTTGTTCTAAAGAATTGCTTAATTCGTTTATTGCTTTCTGGGCTTTGCCAGTTTTAGCTACTACTTCTACCTCTGCTTTTTGCATAGCTCTGCTTTTATTTGTTTATAACCCTCTCTTAAAGTCTCTGGCATTTTATACTTACCTTTTGCTATATCTATATACTGACCTCTAAAGTCGTATTGTAGTGCTTCTAAAATATCTTTTATCATAATGTTGTTTCTGTTATAGTTGTATCAAGTGAGTAAACATCGTTTCCACTTATATTATATTTTGCTCTTACCCCTATATTGTATGTCGTACCACTTTGTAAACCATTTACTTTTAAACTTGTACCTACAGTTGTATCAAATACTCCACCATTTAAAATAACATCATAACCAACTACACCAGTAACCGCAGTCCATCCTATTGTAATAAAGTCTGTACTTTTAGTTGTAACTGTAACTTGAGCCACTCTGTCTGTTGAAGCACTTTGACTATTTTCTAATTGTGTAACAGATTCTGTAGATGTATAAAGTTCAAGCTTACTTTTGTTGGTTAGTAAATTAGTCTTTATAGAATTAATCCTATAGACTTTATTAGCTATTATAAACCTATCGTTTAAGTTATAGTTTAGT